CTATTTTTCGCCAGCCGTGTCTACAGCTGAAATCAGCTCAGAAATGTCTGTGTGGACATAAATATTTGCCGTTGTGGAATAGTCGGCGTGGCCCAATATTTTTTGTAAAATCTCCGTTGGCATGCCTGATCTTCTGGCCCAGCTGGCGTAGGTGTGCCGGGTGGCATGCGGGGTTTTCCGCTCGATTTTGAGCTTTTCCAGTAACGGGTAGTAATCTCGCCGTCGGAAATTTGCCGGTACCTGTTGGCCTGTATAGCCGGACAGCAAGAGCGTCCCCTTCGCCCTGGCGGCGAAGTATGCGAAGTATGCCCGGCCCTCCGGCCTGATGGGAATGGCCCGGTTGCGCCCGGCGGCGGTCTTTTCTCCCCCGATGACGTAGGTTTCGTGATAGTCGGCCAGCGGGAGACCGAAAAGCTCCCCGATTCTCATTCCCGTGTAAATCAGCATCAGGATAATTTTCGCGGTGTCGCTTCCGTTTTTTTCCAGTTTCTCAATCTCCGAGTCGGAAAAAATTTCCTTTTCTTTTTTCACGTTTTCTGGCAAATGGATAAATTTTGCAAAGCTTGTTGTGGCAATTTCTTCCCGGATGGCCCATGCGGACATCTGCGTAACAAGCTGCTTGTACTTGCTGCATGTGCTGTGAGATTTATCCGCATATTTGTCCATGACCGCCTGAAAGTCTGCTGTCCGCAAGCTGCGGAATCTTGCATCGTGGAGCGGCTGGAACACGTCAAAGGCCCGGTTATATGACTCCACCCCACGGGGGCCTATTTCTTTATAGTGTTCCTCTTTCCAGGCTTCAAATACTTCCCTGAAGGTCATGTTATACCGCTCTGTCAAATCTTTTCCTGCCAAGCGCTCCAGAGCCTCCAGTGCGTCTTTTCGCGTGGGGTAATACCCTATAATCACCCTACTTTTTGCCGCTACCCACGGGCGGCTCCTTCGGCCTTGCAGTTTATAGACCGTGCCGGATCCGTTGGGCCTCTTGATGGCCCTGCGGGATTGTTTGGATTGCCGCTTTCCGCAAGATGGGCAAAACAGAGCGCCGCCCGGCAAAACTCCACCGCACTTAACGCAGTTCATTGTATCCTCCTTTATATTGTGACATGGCCGCCCCATGTGGGACGGCCTTTTTTCATACTTTTTTGCGCAGGGCCATAGAGATGATGACCGTAGAGGCTATCACCGCAGTGGCTGCTATGACAATAACAAACCACGCCACGGCGGTGGGCTGTCCGTTGCGGATGAGCCCCTGGGCCGTGATTTGCGAGTCAATAAACAGGTACGCCACCAGGCACATGGCCAGCACGGCGCACATACCAAGCAGGACGAAGATGACCGACTTGCGAGTGCGCATTTGGTCCTTCTGTATGGCGTTTACTTCTTCCAGCCTTTTTACGTTACCGGACAAATGCGCGTTTTCCAGCTCCAGTTGATGTATCCTGGCCTGCATAGATTCCGGGTGATCTATAGGCTTGTCCAACCCGAACAGTTCGTCAAGCGACAGATCCAGGACCATGCACATGGCGACCGAGTTGTAGAGCTTCGGGTCCATTTGTGATCCGTCCAGGAGCTTTGACACGGCGGACTTTGACACACCGGACAGATCCACGATGTCGTTGATGGTGTACCTTTTCTTTTCCTTTGCTTCACGAATCCTTTTTGGGTATTGCTCAATGTTTCCCGCGATTTCCTGCAACGCAGACATAGTTATTCGCCTCCATAAAGTAGATTTCACCTGTGGCGGGACAGAATCTAAAATGCGGGGACCATTTGCCCTACATCGGCCGCACGGTTCCCCGTATTGCGCGTGGACAGGGTTTCGCGGCACTGCTATGCTTAAATCGTAGCAGATGACAGCCTGATGGGCTATCTGCTATATCGGCCCTGCCGCCCGGTGCGGGGGCGGCGGGGCCAACATAACCCAAGATTTATCCCTTTGTTGCCTATTATAGGGTAACGCGGTATGCAATATTTGTCCTATTTGGGGGAATAGGTGAAAACATTTTTTTACGAGGGGGAAATAAATCGTGTGTTTTTGCGAAAAGTATGATATAATAGAACAAATGGACGAGTGCAGCAAGCGAGAACTATTCATAGCCGCCGTCCAGACACTCACACAGGAAGAACAAAGACGATTATGGAAGGAGTTAGAAAAACATGGAATTATCAAACGCAAAAGTCCTGATTGCATCTGACGGAGAAAAGACATTCGTCCTCGTAAATGGAACACCGCTTATCGGAGATAAGATTGACTTCAAATCTGATATGTGCGGTGTCCGGCTCAGTGTGTCTAATGCCCTGCTTACACCTAACCTGTATAAAGCCAGTGACTTTGCCGCATTTGTGAAGAACAAGTTAGGTTATGACCTGTCCGTCATGTAAATCCCACATGAGGACGGTTTCCGGGTCTTGATGGTCCATGTAGGCAATGCCCGCATCCATCAGGATAACACCACCAAAAGGCGAATACTCGGCATATCCGGCAGCACAAATCTCCTGTAACCCATCCTTTATTGCTTCTGGAATCGGCATGAAGAATGTGGAGTTTTGCTTCGACTGCCCGTATGCCCGGCGCTGGCAGTAATGCGTGTAGAGAGCTGCCAGCGCCTTTTTTGCGCTCCTGGTCAGCTCAATGCCCATCGCTGCGCCTCCTCTGCTGAATCTCCACGAGTTTCTGCATCGCCTGAAGAATCTGGTCATCCGTCCAGCTTTCTGCTTGTTCTTCCCAACCCCTCATAGTCGGCACGAACCCCTCGGCATTTATGCCGGGGGCTTTTTTTATGGCCGGATCATCGGTTTTACCCTCCAGCCACTCCACAGAAACATTGTATGTGCTTGCGATTTGATGGAGCTTCTTGGTATACGAAACGCTTGAACCATTTTCCCACATGGAGACGATGGAACCGTCGTTATACCCAATGCTTTTTGCGAATTTGGCTTTTTCCCCGTGAACATATTTCCCAGACTTATCTTTCGGGATAAGGCTCAACACTCTTTCCAGCACAATATCCATTTTCGAAACCTCAAATTTGTAAGATTTGCCGAAAGTTAAATTTTTTCAAGATTACTATTGCAAACTTGAAGTTTCTGAGGTATCATATAGACAAGCCCCAGAAAAAAGAGTACAAAAACACCAGCCCCCCATAACAGCGGCTTTAACAATTTCTTTTGGCAGAGTCATTGTAACGCGGTTTGGGCGGCGTGTCAAGTATGAAGTCTCACGTTTGTGAGGTTCGGGGCAATGACTGCGGCGGGGATAGAAAAACCGTCTGCGGGCTGTTTCCGCAGACGGTATCCCCCCAAATTTGTTCACCAGAACACCCTTGCAACCTTCCGCACCGTCGGCGTGAGTTTGATACCTGCTTCACTGCATGACCCGACAGTGGCAAGCTGCGTTTTTTTACACGCTTCACTGCGTGGACGCTTGCCGGTTCTACGAGAGGTACACGATGAAACAGCCGTGCTTCTTGGGGGTGCCGCTCACTTTTGCGGGATGGGTTCCGCAAAGCCCATTTGCATCACGCCGTGTCCCCACGGTCTGGAACGGGCAAGGTCAAAAGTTTGGTCAAAAGGCCACCTCCTTTGATTTTGCCACAAGGGCTATCGAAAGGGTACCACATTTCCCCGCCGCAGTCAATGAAAACTCACACATTTAGAGAGGAGGCAGACGCATTTGACGCTGAGAGAACTCCGGGAGAATGCCGGAGTAACCCGGGCACAGGTCAGCAAGAAACTGAATGTTGACCTGTCCTGTTTGTCCCACTGGGAGGTGGGCGACTGGAAACCCGGGCGGAAGTATCACAAGGCGCTGGCCAAACTGTACGGCTGCACCGTGGACGAGCTTCTGGCAGGAGACGAGTCGGGAAAATGAGGACTGTAAAAAATGCCCCGCCAGGCGGCAACCTGACGGGGCGGCGAAGAAGCATTGGCAAGGGTGCTTCGCGGGTATTATACCACACCCGCGAAGCAATTGCAAGGAGGAAAGTATGGTAAAAACTATGACAATCGACGAAGCCGCAAAATATCTGCGGGAAAACGGCGTCAAAATCTCCAAGGAGACGCTTTCCGACGGGATTCAGGCTGAAAAACTGCCGTTCGGTGTGTGCATCGAGACCGGCCGCAGCCGGGTGTTTATGATTTTCAAGCGCCTTGTTGACAAGTGGCTTGAGGAAAGGGAAATCTGATGAAAGCATATAAGGGGTTCGACAAGGACCTGAAGTGCCGGGGATTCCAGTACGAACCCGGCCAGGAATACCAGGAGCCGGAAGCGTCGCTGTGCCGCAAAGGATTCCACGCCTGTGAAAATCCGCTGGATACGTTCCGGTACTACCCGCCAACGGATTCTCGCTATTGCGAGGTGGAGCTCGATGACAACGGTCAGCGTAATAGCGATGACTCCAAGGTGTGCGGCGAGAAAATCAAGATCGTCTCGGAAATCGGGCTGGATAGCGTGATCAAGGCCGGGGCGCAGTTCATCTTTGAGCTGTGCAAGGGATCCGCTGAAGATCATGCATCGGGCTGGAGTGGCAACGCCGCCGCATCTGGCGTGAGTGGCAACGCCGCCGCATCTGGCGAGAGTGGCAACGCCGCCGCATCTGGCTGGAGTGGCAACGCCGCCGCATCTGGCGTGAGGGGCAACGCCGCCGCATCTGGCGTGAGGGGCACGGCGACCGTGACAGGGCCATATGGCGGCGCAAAAGCACTCGGGCCCGATTGCTTGGCCGCCGCTTGGGGGCCTGAAAGCAAAGCTATGGGCAAGCCCGGAAACTGGCTTGTGCTGTCCGAGCACAAATGCGGGGCCGTCGTAGACGCGCGGCTGGTCCGGGTTGATGGAGAGATCATCAAAGCGGATACCTGGTACACCCTGAGACACGGCGAGATCGTGGAGGTGGAGGAATGACGCTTGCATGGATTTTCGTATACATCGGCGTCGGCACAGCAGTGTCCTGGTTCATGCGGCTGGTGGACTGGATTGACCGGGAGGACGAGCGATGAACAGACTTACCCCGCAGGAAATTGCGGACAAACTTCGGAAGTGCGCGGACGAGCCTGGTTCATGTACCTTATGCCCGTGGGACTGTGTAAATGGTAGTTGTATCTGCTCGATAATGCATGCAGCCGCTGATGCCATCGACAACCAGCGCACACACATTCAGGCCCTCATCAAGGCTAACGAGGCGCACCGCGAGATGGTGGGCCGCCCTGCGAAACGCTCTGACATGGTGGAGGCATTAGATGCAATCGAAACCGGCATGACCAGAGTGGCCATTGACCGCGACATCTGGCAGAACGATTTGATCTATGTGCTATGTCAGGGGGTACGGCTCCTGCTGGAAGATCGGGTGAAGAAATGAACTGTAAGAGGTCAATCGTAGAGCACCGCCGGTCGCAGGAAAGGGGCGTATGGACGTGAGGGTGTACCAGTACACCACTGGAGACAGATTCCGGCTCCCCATTGCGCAGGCGGACACGATACAAGAGCTTGCAGGGATTGTCGGCGTTGACCCTGCTGTCGTGCGCAGAGCGTGCAAGCGCGTGATGACCGGAGCGGTGAAGCAGAGCCGATACACATTTGTAGATATCCCGGACGAGGAGGACGGCTGATGTACATCTGCGATGAGTGCGACGCTGTGTTTGAGGAACCCATCCGCGAGCAGGAATACTCTGAAGAATACGGAGACAGCATCGCGTATTATTGCCCTCGCTGCGGGACGGAGATTGGGAATCCGTATGAATACGTGGCTGACGAGTGCCCGTCTTGCCACGGCGCGAAGAACGCACAGGACCCGGTGTGCTGCAAGTGCAAGCTGCGTGTCAAAGGGCTCCTTCGGCTGTTCGTCAGCGATTTCAACCGAGCTGAGCGCGAATACCTGGCCGACCTTCTGGACGGCACCGCGCTGGACAACATTGCGAAAGGAGATAACTTTTGAATATCTACGAAAAAATCATCGCCATTATGAACGAGGTCCAATACCTGGCAAAGGACGACCATGTGTCTTTTGGCAGCACCAGCTACAAGGCACTCTCTGAGGAGAAGGTAACATCCGTCATGCGGCAGAAGCTGGTCAAGTACAAACTGATCGTGTACCCCATCGCACAGACGGCCAGCCGCGACAAGACCATCACGCACGTGGACGTTATATACCGCATGCAAGATACCGAGGACCCGTCCCAGTACATTGATATTGCGTCGTGCGGGGACGGTGCGGACACGCAGGACAAGGGGAGCGGGAAGGCCATGACGTACGCTTTTAAGTATATGTGGCTGCGCACATTCGCGCTGCCCACTGGCGAGGACCCAGACAAAATCTCATCTGCGGAGCTGGACGCTCGTCAAGAGTCTCCTAAGTGCGATAACTGTGGTGGAGACATCACGGCAACCACAAAACGCAACGGGGAACTTTGGGAAGTCCCGGATATTGTTACATACTCAAAAAAGCGGCTTGGCCGCCAATTGTGTGCCGCCTGTATTAAGGCCGCCCTGAAAGCGGAGAAGTGACCATGAACGATTTGGTTACAGAAATCGGCAACAAGAGCCGGATGTTGGACGTGGCCATTGCGGAACTGAAGAAGCGCGGGCAGAAATATGCGGAAGCTGAAAAAGCATACCGCATAGCCCTCGCGCGGCGCATCCTCGAGGAGCGCGAGAAGGGAACGCCGGTGACGATCATCTCCGATATTTGCCGAGGGTCCACACAGATAGCCGGTCTGCGGTTTGAGCGGGACTGTGCAGAAGTGGTGTACAAATCCGCTATGGAGGCAATAAACTCCATGAAACTGCAAACCCGGCTCATGGACAGTCAGCTTGACAGAGAGTGGAGTGCCGCAAAATGAAACAACGAACGTTTCCCCGGACCAAGGACATATCCGGGCAGCGGTTCGGGAAACTGGTAGCGCTATACCCCATCTCTTTCAAGGCAACGGGGAATAACACGTGCTGGGTTTGCCAGTGTGACTGCGGCAACAAGACAATTTCTAATGGTGCGAATTTGCGCAGAGGGCACAAAAAATCCTGCGGGTGCATCAAACACCGGGTTACGCCGACCTTCTTGACCTGGAACGGCGAGAAGAGGACCGTATGTGACTGGGCCATAATTACCGGAATCAGCCCGGATTTAATCCGCAAGCGCTGGAAGGCTGGGTGGCCCATGGATGCAATCTTTACAGAAGTTGAAAAGCCGCAATTGTGCTGGGGCTGCGCCAAGGCATGCGGCGGGTGCTCTTGGTCAAAACGTTTTGAGCCAGTCCCCGGATGGACCGCAGTGCCAACGCTGCTGTGCGGACGAATACCGTCGTACAGAATCACGGAATGCCCGGAGTTTGTATCGGACGGGACGGAGTACGATATCGATGAATGAAAGAAGATGTTTTCTGTGCGGTAGGAGCGGCGCACAGGACCCGCTGGAGCGTCACCACATTTTCGGGGGTGCTTACCGCGGCAAAAGCGAGAAATACGGCGCGGTGGTGTGGCTCTGCGGTGACAGGTGCCACAGGAACGGGAAGTCCGCCGTGCATCGGAACGGCGACCAGATGCGGCGATTGCGTCGGTACGGACAGCTGACGATCATGAAGGGCGAGGGCTGGACGGAGGACGATTTCAGGCGCGAGTTTGGAAAGTCATATCTATAGGAGGTAGAGATGGAAAAGAAACTGCTGTACACAAGAAATGAGACAGCGAAACTGTTGAGCATCAGCGTTGACACGCTGGACACCCTGCGGAACGACTGTGTTATCCAGGGCTATCATGTGGCCCGATGGAACCCCCGCGTCTACTTCAAGGCCAAAGATCTGGAGAAGTTCATGGAGCGTCTGGCGGTGGCAGAATGCTGAACAGCGTCATTATCATGGGCCGGTTGACCAGGGACCCTGAACTGCGCCGCACCCAGGGCGGCACCGCCGTCACCAGCTTCACCCTGGCCTGTGACCGGGACTTCAAGCCCCAGATCGGTGAGAAAGAAACGGACTTCATCGACGTGGTGGTTTGGGGCAAGACGGCAGAGTTTGCCGCCAACTACTTCACTAAGGGCCGCATGGCCATCGTAGAGGGCCGCTTGCAGGTCCGGGGCTGGCAGGACAAGGACGGCAACAAGCGCAAGACCACCGAGGTGGTGGCCGACCGGATGTACTTCGGCGACTCCAAGCAGGAGGACAAGAAACAGCCCGCACCCGCCGACGATTTCTGTGAAATCGAGGACGACGGCGACCTGCCGTTTTAAGGCGGTGCGAAGATGCCGAATAGAATCATAAAGGAAAGCTTATGCGACTCAGAAAAAATCGCAGCTCTTTCGGATTTTGAGTTTCGGCTTTGGGTTGGATTGATTACGCAAGCGGATGATGCGGGGCGCGGAGATGCCCGCCCCGCTATCATAAAAGGACGTGTTTTCCCGTTCCGGGAGAGGTTATCCATCAAAGATATCGATGCTGCGCTCCAAGAATTGGCGGCAAAAGGCTGCGTGTCCCTCTACACAGTGGACGGGAGGCCCTACTTTTTGTTCCCCGGGTGGGTCAAGCATCAGCGTATCAGAGATTGCAAGCCGAAGTTCCCCGAGCCTCCGGAAAACACAGCTTTGCAACAATCTGCGGCGAGTCGCGGCAATCTGCGGCAAGTTGCCGCAATCTGCGGCGAGTCGCGGCAATCTGCGGCCTTAATCCAATCCGAATCCGAATCCGAATCCAAATCAAATCCGAACTGCGCAAGCGCATTCGACGTGTTCTGGCAGGCGTATCCGAGGAAAACCGGGAAAGCAGCTGCGCGGAAGGCGTTCGACAAGGCGAGACCGCCGTTGGACGTCGTACTCAAGGCCATCGAGGCCCAGAATCACAGTGCCCAATGGCAGCGCGATAACGGCCAGTACATCCCCTATCCGGCCACATGGCTGAACCAGGGCCGGTGGGAGGACGAGGTGCAAGAGACCGAACTGCCCGCAAAGCCGGAACCTCGCTGGAAGTACAACTCAGACACCGGCGGCTGGACGCAGGAGGACTGATGCATGCTGGATTCTCTTTACCTGGAGCAAAACGTCATTGGTGCACTGCTCATTCAGCCGGAATGCTACGAAGCCGCTGCAGAGCTGTCTCCGGATGACTTCCTGGTGCCGGAATACGCAGAGCTGTTCCGGGCCATCCAGCGGCGGAATGCCGCCGGGGACCCAGCGGATGCTCCGTCCGTGCTGATGGACGCATCCAGCCGCAACGACAACGTGACCAGCAAGATCATGACGGACTGCATGGACGTTATCGTGACCACCGCCAACATCGACGTGTGGGTGTCTGGAATGCGGGATGCATCCATGGGGCGGAAGCTCAGGGATTTGGGCGAAGAACTCCGAACAGCGGATCTATCTCCGCAGGATGCACTCAGAACGGCGCAGGAAGCCGTCACGGCGATTCAGGACGGCGCGGGGATATCCGGGGGACTGGAAGTCTCCGAGGCCGTGAAGAGCCTTAAAAATCGAGTTGACAAGGGTTTTGCTGGCGGGCCTCCCCCATACGTCAAGACCGGCTTGCAGGAATTTGACCGGTTGCTGGGCGGGGGGCTTATCAACGGCGGGTTTCACATCGTTGCCGCACGGCCCGGAAAGGGTAAATCCGCCCTGGCTATGCAAATTGCCCTCAATGCGGCAAAACGTGGCGTGAAGGTGCTGTATATCTCCCTGGAGATGTCACCGGATGACTGCACCAGCAGGCTGACGGCCAACATAGCGGGGATATCCTCCCGGTTGCTGATGTTCGGCGGCACCCTGACAGAGGCAGAATACGCCAAGTACGCGGAAGCATCCGCCAAACTGTCCGAGTTGCCCATCGTGTTTAACAGGCGGACGGGCATGGACATGCGGGGAGTGACGGCGCTGGCCTACAAAGAGCGACCGGGGCTAATCGTGCTGGACCACATCGGCTTGCTGGAGCAAGAAAACAAGAAAGCCACGCTCTACGAGAGCACCACGAAGAACAGCCGGTCGGCAAAACTGCTGGCCATGCGGATGGATATCCCTCTGATATGCCTGTGCCAGCTGAACAGAGCCGGTGCGTCAGATCGTGGCGGCGAGTTTCGGGCCACTATGGCCAACCTGCGGGAGTCCGGCGCGATCGAGCAGGACGCGGACACCGTGACGCTGCTGCACCGCCCGTGCGAGAAAGAGGACCGGGGCGAATGGGACCCGGACATGCTGGAGCTATACCTGGACAAAAACCGACGCGGCCCCACTGGGATGGTGAGGATGGCCTATTTCCCCAACACGGGCCGCATAGTGAAGTGAGAGTGACATGAAAAAGATCGTTATTCCCCTGCCACCGGTGACAAAGAAAAATCACCAGCGCATTGTGCGAGGGCGGTATGGTGCGCCGATGGTGTTGCCGTCCGCACAGTACGAGGCGTACCAGCAGGCCGCCGCATGGCATTGCAAGGGCGGGGAGACCATCGCAGAACCGGTGGAGGTTAAGTGCCTTTTTTATATGCCCACCCGGCGCAAGGTGGACTTAACCAACCTGCTGGAAGCCATCGACGATATCCTGGTGTATGCCGGGACCCTGGCGGATGACAACAGTAACATCATCGTGTCGCACGACGGGAGCCGGGTTCTGTACGACAAGGAAAACCCCCGGACGGAGGTGTATATCAGCCGGTATGAATGACTTTGACTACGATTGCATGCAGAAAAAGCGCACTGCGCGAGGAGCGTTTGCGCATATCAGCCGAAAGCGCGGCGGGTGTACGCTGCCCAGCGACAACCTGACCGCGAAGCAAAGAAGGGAGAAAAATGGAGAAGTGAAAAGCTACAACATCACCCGGCCCATGCCGTGGCCGGAGTTCAAGGCAATGCCGGAGGACCTGAAACGCGAGTTCTTTCGTAACATGCAGAGCTTTGGCGGTACTGGAAGCTGGCTGGCGGATGAAATGGGCACGGCAAGCGCGACCATAAGAGCCGCCGCAAAAGCCGCCGGGACACCGTTTGCGCGAGGAGGTGGGAATTTGCTACTGTGGGGCCGGAAGGTTGCAGAGTGGGCGAACGCCGAACAGCAGACTGCCGCAGAGACGCCCGCCGAAGAACCTAAGGCTCAGGAATCCGGAAAGAGATTGATTCTGGAGCATGCCCGCATGGAGTTTAACTATACCAGTTTTACGGACCTGGCGATGTTCCTGCGGGTGGCGGTGCCGGAGAGCGGCAAGGTGACGGTGGAATGGTGAGCTACACGGACTTCCTCGCCGGGAAGCAACATATCCCCCCGGCCTGCGGGTTTGATGTGGGAAAAACTGCCATGAACACGCACATGTTTGAGTGGCAGAAGGACATCACCCGGTGGGCAATACGAAAGGGCCGGGCCGCACTGTTTGAGGAGTGCGGGAACGGCAAGACGATCCAGCAGCTTGAGTTTGCCGACCAGGTAGCAAAGCGGACGGGTGAGCCGGTGCTGATCGTAGCCCCCTTGACTGTCGGGGCGCAGACCAAGCGAGAGGCGGAGAGGTTTGGGTACACCGCCAGAATTTGCAGAAGCCAGGCGGATATTGGCCCGGGAATCAATATCACGAACTACGAGATGCTCCAGCACTTCGATGGAGACTCGTTCGGCGGGGTGGTGCTCGACGAATCAAGCATCCTGAAAAACTACACGGGGAAGATGAGGACACAGATCATCGAGATGTTCCGCAACACGCCCTATCGTTTATCGTGCACGGCCACGCCGTCCCCCAACGACTACATGGAACTGGGGAACCAAGTGGAATTTCTGGGTATTATGACTCGGACGGAGATGCTCGCGACGTATTTTATCCACGACGGTAGCGACACCAGTAAATGGAGGTTGAAGGGCCATGCGGAGGAGCGCTTCTGGGAGTGGGTATCTACATGGGCAGTAGTCCTCACCTGCCCCGGAGACCTTGGATACCCCAACGATGGTTACATTTTGCCGCCCTTGACGGTGACGGAGCACATCGTAGAGTGCGAGTGCGACACCGCATACAACCTGTTCGGCGGAGACGGGGCCAAAACGCTGACGGAGCGCCGGGAAGCCAGACGAGTGAGTATGCCGGAACGGTGCGCAAAGGCCGCAGAGATCATCGCAGAGGACCCGGGAGAGCAGTGGGTGTGCTGGTGCGACCTGAACGCGGAAAGCGAATCCCTTGTAAAGATCATCCCCAACAGCGAAGAAGTGCGCGGGAGCGATAAACCGGAAGAAAAAGAATCTGCGTTACTGCGATTTGCCGCCGGTGAACTGCCCGTGCTGGTGACGAAGCCGTCGATTGCGGGGTTCGGGATGAACTGGCAGAACTGCCATAACATGATTTTTGTAGGGCTGTCCGACAGCTACGAATCCATGTATCAGGCTATCCGCAGGTGTTACCGATTTGGCCAGGAATCGCCGGTGAACGTGCACATCGTTACATCTGCCGCCGAGGGTGCGGTGAAAGCCAACGTGGAGCGCAAGGAAGCCCAGGCGGCGGCGATGAAGGAAAACATGGTGAGATACACCAAAGAGATTTTGAGAAAGGATATCCGGGGGCAGGAGCGGATCGTGATACCGTACAATCCGCAGGTAGAGATGATTGTCCCGGAATGGGTAAAGTCGGCATGAAAGTTATCGACCAGGCCGTGGGCCGCGAGTATGCGGTGTACAACGGCGACAGCTGCGAGGTGCTGAAGGGGATCCCGGATGACAGCATCCACTACTCGGTTACATCAATCCCGTTTGCCAGTCTGTACACATACTCCAACAGCGACCGGGATATGGGAAATTGCCGGAGCTATGAGGAGTTTGCGGAGCAGTATATGTACCTGGGCCGCGAGTGGTATCGAGTGATGATGCCCGGGCGGAATGTCAGCATCCACTGCATGAACCTACCGACTAGCAAAGAACGTGATGGGTATATCGGAATCCGGGACTTCCGGGGCGACGTGATCCGGTGGATGCAGGCGCTCGGATTTATCTACCACTCGGAGGTCTGCATCTGGAAGAATCCCCTCACGGCTATGCAGCGGACAAAAGCCCTGGGGCTGCTGCACAAGCAGATCAAAAAGGATAGCGCGATGAGCCGGATGGGGATCCCGGACTATGTTGTAACGTTCCGCAAGCCCGGCGACAACCCGGAGCGTGTGACCCACACCGACGCCACATACCCCGTGAGCAAGTGGCAACAGGTTGCGTCCCCTATTTGGGAGGAGTACGCATCCCCCGCGTGGTGGGATATCAACCAGAGTGACACCCTCAACCGGAAAGCCGCAAAGGAGGAAAAAGACGAGCGACATATCTGCCCCTTGCAACTGCCCGTAATCGAGCGATGTGTAGAACTGTGGAGCAACCCCGGCGACATTGTGCTGGATCCATTCGACGGTATTGGCTCTACCGGATACCAGTCCATTTTGATGGGACGCAGACATATCGGCGTGGAGCTTAAATCCAGCTATTTCCGGCTGGCGGCGGAGAACTGCGCGCAGGCGGAAAGAATCCGTGAGACCGGCATCCAGGAGATGGATGGAATTTCGCTTTTCGACCTGATGGAGGAAACAAAATGATCTACGCCCAAGAATCCCTCATTGACGAGATCATCGTGGACAACTTCGCGGGCGGTGGCGGCGCGTCAACCGGAATCGAGCTTGCCACGGGCAGGCGGGTGGCAATCGCCATCAATCACGACCCGGATGCCATCCGGATGCACCGCACAAACCATCCATACACCGAGCACTTGCAGGCGTCCGTATGGGATGTGGACCCGGTAGCCGTGTGCCGGGGCCGATCGGTGGGGCTGGCGTGGCTTTCACCGGATTGCAAGCACTTTTCCAAAGCCAAGGGCGCGGCATTGGTAGACCGGAAGATTCGCGGACTCGCTTGGATTACGCTGCGCTGGGCGGCAAAAATGCGACCCCGGGTCATCATCTTGGAAAACGTGGAGGAGTTTCAGACCTGGGGGCCTGTGCGTAGAGGTAAGCCGGTGAAGAAGCTGGCGGGAACGACTTTCCGGAAGTTTATCAGCCAACTGGAGGCGCTGGGCTACACCGTGGAGTTCCGGGAATTGGTGGCGGCGGACTACGGAGCGCCCACCTCTCGGAAACGCTTTTACCTGATTGCCCGTTGCGACGGAAAACCCATTGTGTGGCCGAAACCGACTCACAGCAAAACCGGCGCAGATGGATTGCCCAAGTGGCGCAGCGCGGCGGAAATCATCGGCTGGAGCCTGCCATGCCCGTCGGTATTCGATACCAAGGCGGACATCATGGGTAAATATGGTCTGAAAGCGGTACGCCCTCTGGCGAAGAACACCATGCGGCGGATCATACGGGGCGTGGACAAGTTCACCATCCGCAGCGGCAAGCCGTTCATCGTACAGCAGAAATTCCAAAACGCTGCGCAGAACATCGAAAAGCCATTGACGACTGTTACAGCGGTAGGAGCACATGAATTGTGCAAGCCGCTGCTGGCACCTGTGACGGTGACCAACACCAGCAACAGCGTGGGGGCGACTGTCGGCGAACCGATGAACACGGTGAGAACCGGCGGAGGCGGCGGCCAGATGATGGTGACGCCGTTCCTTTCGGAGTGCAACCATTCCGGCGGCGGTCATATCGCGCCTGTGGGAGACGCATATAAAACCATCACCGCCAAGCACACGGGCGGTATCGTGGCGCCGTCCCTTATCCAGTACCATACAGAGCAGACGGAGAGTGTCCGGGCATCCGGGCTGGGGACGCCTATCAACACGGTGGATGCATCCAACCGCTACGGCCTGACCTGCGCCAATCTGGTGGAGTATTACACCGGCGGCAGGCCGCTGGATGTGCAAGCCCCCATGCACACCGTTACCAGCCACGACCGTGAGGCGGTGGTCGCCGCCCATGTGGTGAAGTTTAAGGGCGACAATGTGGGAACGCCGCCTTCGGAGCCTTTGCAGACAGTGACGGCCAGTGCTGGGAAAGAGCGGGCGTGCAGCGGAGGGACATTCGCCGTGTGCAAGGCGTATCTGGCGAAGATACGCAGCGGTGACGATCTGGGCCACTGGCCCGAGATACGCGCCCTGCTGAATGAGTTCTGCGGCTACACGCTGGCGGAGGACGAGGTGCTTCTGCTGGAGATCAGCGGCGCACTGTACTACATCGCGGATATCGGACTGCGGATGCTGTCTCCCCGTGAGCTGTACAACGCGATGGGGTTCCCACCGGATTACATCATTGACCACGATTACGAGGGCAACGAGTACAAGAAAAGTGCACAAGTGGCCCGCTGCGGAAATGCCGTGTGCCCGCCCATGGCGACGGCTCTAGTGAGGGCAAACCTCCCAGAGTGGTGCGGGGCGGAGATCACGACCATGGCGCAGCTGACGGACTGTGTGGCGGTGTGAAAAGAGGCCCCGTGAAGCCATCACATAAAGAAATTGCCGAAACCCTGCGCGAATATGCAGAATGGGCCGATGCAAATATCTACGAAGTACCTATTATGCTGCCGGATGATTTGAGAACGGCGGCTGATATGCTGGAGAAAGGAGAATGACAATGGATAAGCTAAAACCGTGCCCGTTCTGTGGTGGGGACGTTCGATTCGACAAGGAATATAGCTATTTCCGAGACAACATGATCTACTGCGACGGATGCGATATGGTGTTTACTTTGGACGATTGCGCGGCATCTGACGATGATATCGTCAGAGCATGGAACAGGAGGGCCGAAAATGGCTGAATACATCGAGCGCACGGAAGAACTCATGCTTGCCATGAACGCCGGTGCGAGAGCAATCGAGAACACAAGGCGTTATCATGGTGCTGTTTACACCAAAGATGTGTTCTCGGAGAGCCCACAGGAAATCCCGTACTTGCTGGCTGCCAAAGTGCTGCGAGAAGTAAGTGATGCTCCTGCCGCTGATGTGGCCCCGGTGGTGCATTGGGCTCTTACCGATGAAAAATTGCCACCGGATGGGCAGGATGTGCTTTGCTGGTACGAGTATTTCCGCTTTGGGTCATATCACCGAATGTTCCAAACTTACGGCATCGGCTATCAATACAACGGAATGTGGGGAGGCGAAGTTGTGCAGGGGCAGAAAGCAAGGGTTTTAGCGTGGATACCATTGCCGGAGGCACCGAAGATAGATGGAGGTACTGAAAATGCAAGCAAAGAAATGTGATTGCTGTGGACGCCTATATGAGCATTATGACGGCCGGAAGGCGTTTCCTAAGTCGCGATCAAATTCTATCGTGTTGAGAGACACCGATATTGACGGAAAATACTGGCAACGAGATCGTTTTGACCTGTGTTTTTCTTGCATGGTAGACCTAGAATCCTTTTTGTACGGAGGTGCTGAAAATGGCTGAATACATTGACCGAGATGCTGCACTCCGCGAAATCGAACGGCGCGAAGCACTTATGGTTGGAGACAAGCGCGTTTCTGTCGATGCGATGAAGTCTTTTATCAAGAATCGCCCAGCCGTGGACGTTGCACCGATGGACGATGTGCAGCAGCTTGCCAGCGAATTGAACCACGCCGCTCAGTGCGTGGCGGAAGGGTACGTTACCTGGGCAGATATCCGGCAGATGCTCAAAGAGTACGGCGTTGAGACGGCGCTGGAATAGGAGGTACGATGAACGTTTACAGCGGGGTTCCAATAATCTTGTGCGAAGAGCCCAAGCTTGCTATTGCGGATGTGGAAGAGCACTTTGTAGAGAGCTGGGCTGGTTCCTTTTGTGGCGTGTGCTTGAAAATTCATGTACGTGGCGACGTGAAACCATTCCGCCATACGTTCGCCAAGGTGCATGTGTTTGGGCGGGACGTAACAGTGTATTAGGGAGACAGGCCAAACACGTTGATTACAAAGGACGCGGAACCAGATGGTTTCTATGACGCTCCAGGAGGTGCTACATGAGCAACAAATACTCGCTCCCCTACGATATCCGCATGGAGTGCATCGCCTACGTCAGGGGCTATCCCCGCCGGGTCCGCGCGTACAATGCGGCCCGGGAAGAAGTGTTGGAAGCATCAGACTACGCCATGTCTGGTATGCCTCATGGCCCCGGTAACAGCAGGATAGCCGAACGTAAGGCGGAACGGTTGGCAACCATAGAGAACTGGCCGGAGACGAAGAAAATGCGGGCCGTAGAATATGCCATGGAAAACGTGGGCCGGGATATCGCCAACGAGAACGTGCGGCGTAAACTGGTATGGGCGATTATGCGGAACTGCGACAGTCAGAAACAGTACCCCATCGAGATGATATCCCCGGCCGGGATAAGCCCGCGCACATTCCGGCGGCGAAAAGATAAATTCCTGTGGCTGATTGCGCAAAACGCAAAAATTATTGAAAATGTGGCCCCAAACCACGTTTCAGGTGGTGTAAAATAGTATCATCGGAGAGTGGAACCAGTCAGCCCACAACCCGAAATTTCATTTTTATCCTCTTTTTTTCTTTCCTTCTTCCATAGGTTAAGGCACAGCCGGTAATGGGTGCCTCCGCGCAAGCGGCCTCGCAAGAGCGTTACCGGCATGCAGACACTCACGGGATATCTCGCGGGTGTCTGGTTTTATGCGGGTGTAGCCAAAAGGTAAGGCACGGGACTTTGACTCCCGTATGTGCTGGTTCGACTCCAGCCGCCCGTTCCAAAGGGCGTGGTGTAATGGTAACACGGCGGTCTCCAAAACCGCAGATATTGGTTCGATTCCACTCGCCTTTGCCAACAACGGGGGCCCCCGACGGGCCGAAAAGACGGCGCGATGAAGCGGGAGCCCCCCGAGTTTCTGCATAACACAGCCCCTCTGCGGGCATACAGAAACACATAGGAGTGCCCAATTGGGCGGGTGAACTTGTGCCATACATAGCGCAGAGGTGGGAGCGCGGCACATAAACAGGAGAAGTTATGAAAATCATTAAGCACGTGAACCAAGATAAATTTGCCCGGGCAGAATGCCCAGCGTGCGGGTGCGTATTCGAGTTTAATACGTGCAAAAAGGTTGAACGCGACTACATGACCGGGAGAACGATTGTGCGACCGGCAGATGCGTATGTCAGGTGCCCGGAGTGTAACGAACTTTTTGAAATCACCCCAAATATGTTAAAACGGGAAGAAGGTGACATAGATGGCAAGTAAAATCACGCAAGCTATGAGAGAGCAGGTCCTTGCCGACTATGACGCATGTAAGCATATAGCGACTGTGGCAAAACAAAACGGGCTTTCCGAGCCGACTATCCGCAAGATCATCGTGCAAGAACGCGGAGAGAATGCCATCTCACACACCAGAGGCGCGGCATCAGCGTCTGTTACGGCCAGGTGCACCGCAACAAATGAAGAGATCTCGCAAATTGTTAGGGAGTCATTCCAATACTTCAAGAGGTCATGCGTAAAAACCGATGAAGAATGCGCCGATAAGCTCAACGACTATTTCAAACAGTGTGTAGAAGAAGGACAAATCCCCACAGTGGAGGATATGTGCCTCGCTCTCGGTGCCGTAACTCAAACGGTTTTGGACTGGCAAAAGGGATCGTTGGGCCCCGTGAGAGCTGGCATGATAAAAAAAGCCAAACAAATTTTGGCCGGAATCGATGCAAAATTGGTCTCACAGGGGAAAATTCCGCAGATTACGTACATTTTCCGCGCAAAGAACTTTTTCGGCATGACCGACAAACAAGAGGTCGTTCTCACGCCCAACAATCCCCTTGGGACAGAAACACCGCCCGAAGAACTCCAGAAGAAGTACATCGAGGCGGCGTCTTGCGACTATGAAAACTGATTTTTTTAGCGACTATTCAGCAACTTTCGGAGTAGGGGCAACGATTTTCCCGGGGTTATGCACGGTTTAGCGACTATCGGCGACTTTCGCGCAAAACCGGGCGACTTTTGCAGCGACTTTTGACATTAGTCGGTCTACATGGTATAATCGAGCAAGAACGGTTTTATGTATTAGCCGAGGGGCTACGGTTGAAAGGGAAAAAATGACTGGATATTATCCCCACCTATTGGAATGTACAATGTGCGACGATACACAACGAGTGTATACGCTGTGTTGTGGTGTCGATATTGACAGCTTATCCGGAGAGGAAAAACAACTCCTTGAGGACAGTAAGGCTTACCTGCGCGACAAAGAGATAGCAGGGTTAATGCGCACCAAGGCAAGCGCACTCCGCGATTTTGAGCGATTACGAGATTTGCCGGGCATGCCTGCCGACGCAATAGCAATCCTCAAAGAGTGGACTACCCGACCGGGCGATGAGGGCGACGGCTGGGGAGAGTGAGAGCGTGTTGCATTGGCGTGGTATCCCAATACCACCCAACATCAAAAGCCCGCAAAACGCCATTAAAACGCCGTCGCGGGCAAGGCATAAAATAACCGCCCCGGAATAGATCCGGGGCGGCCTGTTGCCTGGGAGATCATCTGCAGAGATACTGCCGGATGCAGTATTGCGTGCTGCAATGGCAGGGGAGCAGCACATACAGTTGCCCCTTGCGGGTGCCTCCGGCAGTCCGTACCGGCTGCGCGTCGGGGTCTGCCAGTCGGCTAATATATCCGCGCTGGTATTTGGTGTCGGCTGCCTTATATCCGGCCTTGATAGCGTCTATATATGTCATAGTGATATATCCTTTCCGGGGCCTTGCCCCTGTCAGATGGTTGGTGGGTTACTTGGACTTGCGGACCACGTCGGCCAGGACGGCCAGCGGGAACCATATAATCAGCAGCAAAAGAGATAGCAATCCGGCACCCCCTTAGGCTAGGCAAAACCGGCGCGCCGTGGTCTGCTTGGTGTACTTGGCGTACAGCTCCGGCTGGTCGGCCTTGAGGGCCTTAGAGTCCAGCCGGGACGATGTAACGGCCTTGTAGGTGATCTTGTAATCCAGGCCCGCCAGGGTATCAACCCCGGCGGCGTCCATGTGCTGCTTGATGGAGTCTTGCAAGCTGTCAATCTCTGCGGCCAGCTCATCGGCCATGCGGCGGAGCTCTCTAAGCTCTTGCACCTTGGCGGCAATCTCGTTAGTGCTCATGCTTGCACCTCCTCCGCGTCGTTGTTACGTCTCCGGTTGTAATACTCCCGCCGCGCTGCCAAATATGCGGCCCTCTGCACCGCGCTGAATCCAACGGCAGAAAAGAGCTTATCTGCGTCGGTGTAGTCCTCCACTCCGGAGCAGTCGCCGAAGCAGGAAATTACATCATAGTCGGCTTCCCAGTTGATCCCGTACTCGTGATTGTACATTTCGTACAAAAACGCGCTTTTCCAGTATTCCACGTTCCCCTTGTTGCGCTGTACGGCCTCGTCCAGCCCCCGCAGCAGTGCCGCGCCGCGCTCCACGAAAGCGGCGTTTTCCGGGGCATAGTACGCCATGAAAACTGGGGAGAAAATCATTTTTTCCGCTTTCTTCTCGATCTCCGCCCGCTCCGCGTCGCTGCCTGCGAAAAACGCAGAAATATACGGGCGGCGCATGGCGTAATAGTTGCGGATATAGTAAGCTTTTGAGGTGTAATCGTCGTAGCTGTTCACGGTCTGCAACTCCTCGTCCGTAAAAAGCTTCCCGGATAGCTTCCGGCGGTAAAGCTCGCGCAGTTCGTCCCGGCTCTTGCCTCGGTGGTGCAGCTCGTAATCATTGGCATAATAGATATGCCGCCCATCAGCGCAGACGCAAGCGGAAAAGCCAAACGCGCCGCCGAAGTCGATATAATAGACCGTGTGGCCCTTTATCGTCTCCACTTCCTCCGCAAAGCTGGCCAGATCCGCCGCGCTCATGCGCTCAATGTCACTGATTGTGTAATTCCTGATTTCCATTTTGTATTACCTCCCGGCCTTACTGGCCTACCCCTTGACCAGGTAGGCCGGGCGTGGTACACTGTACGCGCTGGGCCTCTGGTCTGGTGTGGGGGCTGCTCCGGGGCTTGGTAGGCTGTAACCGGTGCGGCCCTCTCTCTATGTTGATATATTACCACGATGGGGGCAGTATGTCAATACCTTAATTGGCAATTTTGCAACATTGCAATGATAATATTTTGACCAGTACGCAACACCGGCGGCGCGTTGCATATGGGTATACCTTTTGACATGCGCGGCGGCGTGGCCGGGCGGGGGGTGGGGGATATCGCAGGCGGGAGCGGGGCCGGGTAAGCCCCAAAATGCCCGCAAAAAACAAAAGAGAAAAAATGCTTGTGCATTGCATAAACTGAAATTGACATATTGACACACCTCTGCAGACGTGATATAATCACAGCAAAGGAGGGACGAAACATGAAAGTAGGATACGTCCGTGTGTCAACGAAAGAGCAAAACACAGCAAGGCAGGAAATCACGATGGAAGCGCTCGGCGCGGAGAAGCTGTTTGTAGACAAGTGCAGCGGCAAGAATACTGACCGGCCAGAACTGAAGAAGTTGTTGGCGTTTGTGCGCGAGGGCGATACCGTGGTTGTGAGCGAGATCAGCCGGTTTGCAAGAAATACGCGCGATTTGCTAAACCTTGTTGACCAACTGACAGAGAAGGGTGTACAATTTGAATCACAGAAGGAAAAGATAGATACCACCACCCCGGCGGGCAAATTTATGCTGACGGTATTTGCAGCGGTGAGCCAGCTGGAGCGTGATTATATCAAATCCCGGCAGAAAGAGGGAATCGACGCGAAAAAGGAGCGCGGCGAGTATGTGGGCCGTCAGGCTATCCCGGTGGACAGGAAGAAGTTCGAACAGGAATACGACCTTTGGAAATCGGGCCATATCACCGCCAAAGCGGCTATGGGTCATTTGGGACTGAAGCCGAACACATTCTACCGGCGCGTTAAGGAATACGAATCCGGCGAGATGAAGTAATTCCCCCGGCTACCCGGGAGAAAATAAATGTGGAGGAAAAGGAAAATGAGAGCAAAGAAAGTGTGGGCAGTGCTGCTTGCCATCATGGTGGCGGCAATTGCTATGGTCGGGTGCGGAACCGCGGACCAACCGGATGACGGCGAGACCGGAGGTCAGACCGTTGAGAAGGTCGTGTATGACGGCGAGACGTTCAAGGCAACGTACTTGGGCATCACGGAGCTGGATTCCGTGCCGGGTGTTTGCTACATCCAGATGAAGTTCGAGAACAAGACGGACCAGGAAATCACGGTATATCCGCAGGACAGCTCTGTGAATGATACGGTGGTCCAATATCTGGGCGGAGTCCCCGCAACAATGCAGGGTGGGAAAAACATCAATTATTCCATGTTTTTCTACCTTGAAAAGGCTGGCCTGTCCGACATTTCCGATGTCAAGACGCTTGAGTTCAAACTGACCGCTGATTTCAACGAGACCTCTGACACGATCACAATCAACGTGGGCGAGTAACCTATACAAGCAAAATAAAAGAGACGAGTTCTTTCGGGAACCCGTCTCTTTTTATGCAAAAATGGAGGCCACATGGACTACGCAAAACTATCAGAACGCATAAAACAGCATATTGCGCGGAATCCGTCCGACCACGTGCCGTACATGGACCTTCTGTCCGTATGCCGACAACTGGAACCGGATGATTTCACCCTGGCCCATGAGCTGAGCAAGGATTTGCGAAAACTGAGTTCTGCGGCCCTGCACAAGTGCAGCGCAAATGCGGCGGATTCTTTGTTTGACGTGTACAAAAAGGCCATGTGCTTTGACGCACCGCACGATTTCGACACGTTTCTGCTGTACATCGAGATGAACCGCAAACCGGAGAAAAAGTTCTACGCACCTCGAAGACATTATCTGCGGCCTATTGTGGCGGCGTATCAGGAGGTTTTGGATGGAAAACTGCGGCTGTTGACGCTGTCGATGCCAAAACGCGCCGGGAAATCCCAGTTGGGCATCAATTTCGTCAATTTTCTGTCTGGGCGGGAACCGGACAAGTCGTCCCTAATGGAAGGGACGGGGGACGACCTGGTGAAAAGCTTTTATTCCGGGTGCCTGGAGTATTTGCAAACGCCGAATGAATATTTATTCTATGACGTTTTCCCCAATTCTCCGTTGGTGCAGACCAATGCGGACACAAAGATACTGAATCTGCGATCAAAATCCCGTTTCCCCACAGTCATGTGTCGATCTATTGACGCAAGACAAGTGGGCTTGTCGGAGGCTACGAACGTCCTATATCTGGATGACTGCGTAGAGGGCCGCGAGGAAGCAAAAAACCGCCAGAGACTGGACGATAAGTGGGAGATTATATCCGGCGATATCCTGGGCCGAGCCATTGAGGGCACACCCATTGTCGCCACGGGAACCCGATATTCCCTGTATGACCCTATCGGCCACCTCCAAGAGGAAGCGCAAAAAGGCGGCTGGGCGTGGAAAGCCATTGAAATACCGGCACTTGACCCCGTTACGGACGAGAGTAACTACGAATACGAACGGGACGGGAAAAAGGTGTTTACCACAGCATATTTCCGCGAACAGAGGGCCCTTTTGAGTGCGGAACAGTTTGAAAGTGAATTCCAACAGCAGCCCTTTGAAGCAAAGGGGCTGCTTTTTAACAAGGATGAGCTGAATTATTTCTTTGAACTCCCCACAGGCCGGGATCCGGACGCCGTTATTGCCGTGTGCGACACCGCAGAAAGCGGAAGCGACAGCACCGCCCTTCCCGTTGCGGCGCTGTACGGGGATGAAGTGTATATCGTGGACGTGGTGTTTGATGATTCTCCGCCGGACGTCACAAAGCCGGAATGCGCCAGGTGCCTGATCGACAATCGCGTTGCGGACGCGCTGTTTGAAAGCAACAACGCGGGCATGTATTACGCCAGAGACGTTGCGGAAATCGTCCGGCAGCGTGGATATAGCGTTGGAATACGCACAAAAAGAACCATTTCCAACAAACAAACGCGAATAGAATTTGCGTCCGACAACATCAAGAAACACTTCTGGTTCAAGCATCCGTCCACCTATAAACGGGGCAGCCAGTACTTCAATTTCATGAAGGAAGTCACCACCTACACCCGGAGCGGCAAAGTGCCGCACGATGACGCGCCGGATGCTTTGTCCCTGCTGGAGAACGAAATTCGGATGCGAGTGGGCGGCAAAGTGGAAGTGTTCAAGCGGCCATTTTAAGGGGGTGTGCCAATGAATCTTTTTGGTCGGAAGGTTATCTACACGGACGTTGAGCACGTCACCCGGGGAAATGTGGTGGATGTTTTGCAAAAGGCTATGCCAATCCACCAGATGAACCGGGCGGACATTGAGTATCTTTACAGGTATTACAAGGGAGACCAGCCCATTTTGGGCAGGGTAAAGGACGTCAGGCCGGAAATCAACAACAAGATCGTTGTGAACCGGGCGAACGAAATTGTTTCGTTCAAGGTCGGGTATCTTCTGGGTGAGCCTGTGCAGTACGTCAGCAGGGGGAACGATGAATCAGTCGCTGAAGGCGTGTCCAAGCTCAACGATTATGCGCTTTCGGAAGACAAGGCCGCCAAGGACAAGGAGCTGGCGGACTGGTTCCATATTTGCGGCACGTCTTACCGCATGATTCTGCCGGACAGAATGGCGGACGTGGAGGAAGATGAATCGCCGTTTGAGATTTTTACACTGGACCCGCGCAACACCTTTGTGGTGTACTTCAGCGGGCTGGGGCACCGTCCCATTCTGGGCGTGACGTATGTGCAGAAAGAGGACAACACCGGTGTTTTTTGCTGCTACTCCGAAGACACATATTTCGAGGTAACGGAAACATGGGACGTGAAAGCGGAACCACAGATATTGGGCATCCCAATTATCGAATACCCCTCCAACGAAGCCCGGTTGGGCGCTTTTGAGATTGTGCTCCCTCTTCTGGACGCTATCAACAACGTTCAATCCAACCGCATGGACGGCGTAGAACAGTTTGTCCAGGCGCTGATGCTGTTCCACAACGTGGACATTTCGTCCGAAGATTACAAGAATCTGAGGGCAGAAGGCGGTATTAAGTTCAAGGACATTGACCCGCAGCTCAAGGCTGACGTTGGGTACCTGACGGCGGAGCTGAACCAGACGCAGACCCAAACCCTGACGGATGACATGTACGACACCGTTCTGACGATTTGCGGAATGCCAAACCGGAATGGAGGATCCTCAACCAGTGACACCGGGTCTGCGGTCATTATGCGCGACGGATGGTCGTCAGCAGAGGCGCGGGCAAAGGACTCCGAACAGATGTTTAAACGGTCCGAAAAGCAATTTCTGAAAATCGCTATCAAAATCTGCAATAATCTGCGGGCGCTTTCGCTGAAAATGTCCGCCCTGGAAATTCGGTTTACGCGCCGAAACTACGAAAATATCAGCGAAAAGGCCAGTGTTTTGGTAGCCATGCTGAACAACGGGAAAATTGCCCCCCAACTGGCATTTATGCACTGCGGCATGTTCTCCGATCCTCAGCTTGCGTACAAAATTAGCGCGGAATATGCCGAAAAGCAAGAAGAAAAGGAACTATCGACAGGGAAGTCGTTAAAACGCAACGGGGAGACAACCTCGGAAAAAACGGAAAACGGTGCGGAGGGAACCGCCGAAAAAACGCAGGAGGTATCAACATGAAAATCGACACCAGCAGAATCGAAGGTTACGCAGATATGTCCACCGAGGACAAGCTCAAGGCCCTGGAGTGCTTTGAGTATGAGGACAACGCCGCAGAGCTTTCTCGGCAGAAGAACGCTATTTCCAAGGCAAACTCCGACGCCGCCCAGTGGAAAAAGAAGTACAACGACATGCTTTCCGAGGATGAGCGCAAGAAGCAGGAGCAAGCCGATAGCATTGCCGCCATGCAGAAAGAGCTTGACGAGCTGAGAACGGCAAAGACCGTTTCTGAGTACAAGGCCAAGTTCGTGGCGCAGGGCTATGCAGAGGACCTGGCAAGTGACACGGCCAAAGCTTTGGCGGCTGGTGATTCTGCAAAGGTTTTTGCGAACCAGCAGAAGTTCTTGGACGAGTATGCCAAGAAGGTAAAGTCCGACATCCTCAAGGGCACTCCCGCGCCGCACGGCGGTGCCGGTCCCGTTGGAGTTGATTACGACAAGAAGATCGAGGAGGCGCGTGCAAGCAAGAACTATGCGGAAATCGCTTATTACACGCGCCTGAAGGCACAGGAAGAATCCGCAAATAACAAATAAAAGGAGTTAAGACATGGCAGATACTTTTGCTACCAGCTTTGCAACGCTGAACTATTCCGGCATGCTCTTTAACAAGGGCAATACCAAGACCCCCCTGAGTTCCATTATCGGTTCCCGGGCTAAGGTGACGAACCACGTAGAGTTTGTTACCGGCCAGGAGTACACCACCGGCGGCGGAGAACAGCCCGCCATCTCCGAGTCTGCGTCTTTGTCCGCCCCCGATGCTTCCATTGTGACCCGGGAGCAGCAAACAAACGTTACCCAGATTTTCCATGAGGCTGTCGGCATCTCCTATGCCAAACAGTCCAATATGGGCACCCTGTCTGGCCTGAACGTGGCTGGTCAACAGGCAAACCCCATTAACGAACTGGACTTCCAAGTGGCCGCCAAGATGCAGAAGATCAACCGCGACATTGAATACACGTTCATCAACGGCGTGTACAACAAGGCCACCGATGACACCAAGATCAACAAGACCCGTGGGCTTGTCACCGCAGTTACCACCAACGTCACGGCCATGGCCAGCAAGCCTCTGGGCCTGTGGGAAATCGCCGACATGGTGAAAAAGATCTATGGCCAGAACGCTCCCACCGATGGCCTTTGCCTGTGGTGTGACGCTGTGACCATGTTCCAGATCAACGCCGACGCTGTTCAGAATGGACTGACCGTGGTTCCCGCTTCGCGCGAAATCAACGGTATTTCCCTCTCCAGCGTGGTTACTCCCCTGGGCGTGGTGTACCTGTATCTTGGCGAGTGCCTGCCCGCCGGCACCGCTCTGCTGCTGAACCTGGACGTTATCTCCCCCGTGTTCCAGCCTGTGCCCGGCAAGGGTAACTTCTTCCTGGAGCAGCTGGCAAAGACCGGCGCGGGCGAGAAGTATCAGCTGTTCGGTCAGATCGGCCTTGACCATGGCCCTGAGTGGTATCACGGCAAGTTTACCGGCATTGCCACCACCTTCACCAAGCCCACCTACAGCCGCAGCGTGTTCATCGCCAACGACGCCAGCAATCCCGTTAACACCAAAGCTGTCACCGGCTGATCTGGAGGTATGAGATGCGCGACGAAGAAAAACTGGCCATGCTGGGAAACATGACCGGAGAGACAAGCGAATCGATTCTCTCTGCGTATCTGAATATTGCGGCCAGCAAGATTCTCAGCAGAGCGTTTCCGTTCGGGACAGATTCTACTGCTGTCCCCGCATGCTACGAGATCAACCAAATTGAGATCGCCGCATATCTCATCAACAAGCGCGGAGCAGAGGGGGAAACAGCGCATAGCGAAAATGGCGTTTCCAGGTCTTATGAGGGCGGCGACGTGCCGCCTTCTCTTATGCGGGAAATCGTGCCGTTTGCGGCCACCATGTGAGGTGCAAGGATGAAAATCATGAACCGAAACAAAAGGCCGTTCTGGTATCTTTTGTACCAAGGGACAGAACTGGGGAAGGACGCTAATGGCTACGAAACCGGCGAAAAAAACGTAAAATATGCGGATCCGGTGGAAATGGAAGCCAATATCTCCCCGGCGGCCGGGTATGCTCAGATTCAGCAGTTTGGGCAGTTCATCTCCTATGACAAGGTGATTATCACAGATGATATGACCTGCCCCATTGACGAAAACGCAGTACTTTTTATCGACAAAAAGCCGGAATATAAAGACGGAAGGCCGCTTTATGACTACGTTGTAAAGCAAATTGCCAAGTCTCTGAATTTGGTTTCCATCGCCGTCAGCAAGGTGAATGTATCGTGAAAAGGACTGTAAAGACGGCGCTGTCCACTGCAGGCATTCAACGGATGATTGACGTAGTCGAGGATTACCGGACATGGCTGGAGGACCGGGCGAATGTGCTTCTCCGAGAGCTTTCTTCCATGGGGTATGATATCGCATCTGCAAAATTTGAGTCTGCCGTATACGACGGTACAAACGACGCGAATGTAAAAATTGAAGAACGGGACGGACGCGCGGCGGCGGTAGTAGCTGTCGGTGCGTCCGTCCTGTTTATTGAATTTGGCACTGGCGTTATGTACCCGGACAACCACCCGGAAGCCGCGCGAAACGGCATGGTTCGCGGCACTTACGGAAAGGGTCACGGCAAGCAAAGGACGTGGGGCTACTACGGGGACCCCGGAACAAACGGAGTTGAGAAAACGAACCCAAGGACCGGCAATACGGTGGTTCTTACTCACGGCAACCCGGCCAACATGTCTATGTACGACACGGTAAAGGAGCTTTCAGACAGGCTTTCAGCCCTGGTCAAGGAGGTGTTCCGATGATCGACATCGAAAGCAAGGTGTATACGCCAATCGCGGAACAGCTCCGCGAAAAATACCCGGGCATTGACGTGGCCGGGGAGTACATCAATGCGCCCCCTAAATTCCCACATGCCAGCATTGTGGAGCAGGACAATTACGCCGCCGCAAATCGTTTAGATTCATCCGAAAGCGAGAGATATTCCGTACTGATGTACGAGGTAAACGTCTACTCCAACAAAACTGGCGGGAAAAAGAGTGAATGCCGTTCCATCATGGCAGACATCGACAGGATGATGTATGTGCGTAACTTCACAAGGATTTCCATGTCCCCGGTCCCGAACATGGAAAACGCCTCTATCTACCGTCTTGTTGCCAGATACAGGGCGGAAACAGACGGGGCCACTATTTTCAGACGATAACAGAAAGGAATGATGACCTATCGCTATCTCTACCTACATGGTTTTCCTGATGCACAAAGATACCAGCGCTGCGTCGTGGTCGAAGCTGATCGACATCAAAGAGTTCCCCGATCTGGGTGGCGACCCCGACATGCTGGAAACCACCACGCTTTCCGACAAGATGCAGACCTTCATCGCGGGCATCCAGTCCATGGGCGGCCTGTCCTTCACCGCCAACTACACCTTGACCGATTATAAGGCGCTTAAGGCGATGGAGGGCAAGCAAGAGGATTACGCCGTATGGTTCGGCGGCACTGAAAGTGCGGGAACGCTGACTCCTACCGGTTCCGACGGCAAGTTCAGTTTTAAGGGCGAGTTGTCCGTGTACCCCACTGGAGGCGGTGTCAACGAAGTTGTGGGCATGGCTATCACCATCGCCCCCTCGACCGTAATCAACCTGGATGGCGAATAAGGAGGAAACAGAACATGGCAAAGACGCTTACTGTTAAAGATCCCGTGACTGGCATTGCGTACACCCTGGAATATACTCGCAAGACCGTGGAGCTGATGGAGAAAGAAGGGTTTGTTGCGACCGAAGTCGAAAGCAAGCCTATGACCAGTCTTCCCGCTCTGTTTGCTGGAGCTTTTAAAGCTCATCATCGGTTTGTTAAGCGCGATGTGATCGACAAGATTTACGCGGGTATGTCCAAGAAGGACGAACTGATCGGCAAGCTGGTTGAGATGTACAACGACCCCATCATCGCCTTGCTGGACGAGCCTGTGGAAAGCGAGGAAAACCCTACCTGGACGGCGAACTGGTAAACGAGTCGCCGTCGAATAAAGCGGGGGAGCCAATCCCCCGCTATTCCGATAAATTCTATGAGCTGTTTCCATATTATCTGGCCATTGGTATGACCTATAGCCAGTACTGGGACGAGGACTGTGAACTGGTCAAATATTACAGGGAAGCAGCGAAGATTAAACGCGATTTGACAAATCAAACCGCATGGCTGCACGGCGCATACATTTATGAAGCCGTGGCGGACTTAGCACCCATTCTCCGCATGGGCGGCAAGAAAGGTACCAGGCCAAAGCCGTACCGTGATTCCCCATACGACCTGTATGCACAGAGCGAAAAGCCAAAAAAACAGGAGCAAGGCGACAAGAAGGCGCGGTCCGTCATGGAGATGTTTATGATCGCGAACAACAAACGATTCGAACAGGGAGGTGGCAAGAATGGCGGATAATGTGGAAATCCAGGGTATTGAGTTTCAAATTAAGGAAAACAGCGACAGCGCCGTAGCGTCCCTGGAAAAGCTGCAAAATACCCTGGTTCGTCTGAAAACGGCCACATCCGGGGGCGTGTCGGCTCTGCGCACTACTGCCAGGCAGTTGGACTCCCTGAACAAGGCCCTGGAGAACACCAGCGCAGATAAACTCCAGCGGCTCCGGTCCTTGACCAGCGGGCTGAAAAGCCTGAGTGAGGTCAGCTCCGTCAGAATCTCCAGTTCTGTGCCGAACCAAATCGCCGCACTATCTACGGCGCTGAGCCAAATCAAGACAACGGACGGCGATAAGCTGATTGCCCTTGCGGACGGTATGCGCCCGCTCTCCGAACTGGAACGTTCCCGTCTCACATCGTTTATTAGCCAACTCGGCAAACTCCCGGATGTCATGCATGAGCTTGATGCGGCGGACTTGGATAAGTTTAACCGCCAAATGAAGGAGCTTGCGGCGGCGATTCGCCCGTTGTCTGACGAGATGCAGCGGCTCGGAACGGGATTTGCTGCGCTACCCGCCAGACTCCAGCGGGCCATTACGATGGTAACCCAGTACAACACCGCCGTGCAGCGCGGGACGCGCAGAACGAGCATGTTTAGCAGAGCTACGGGCATGATTCGGTTCGGGATTTTGTATGCTGGGCTGCGGCGCGTGGTGGGCCTTATCGGAACGGCTATCACGGAATCCAACAAGTACCAGGAGGACCTAAACCTGTTCAGCGTCGCGCTGGGTAAATACGCAAAGGAAGCGCAGAACTACGCAGAAAAAGTATCTTCTGTGATGGGCATCGACCCGGCGCAGTGGATGCGGAACCAGGGTGTGTTCCAAACGCTTCTGACTGGATTTGGCGATACAGAAGACCGGGCATACACCATGAGCAAAAATTTGACACAGTTGGGCTATGACCTGTCCTCTTTCTTCAACATCTCTGTTGAGGACTCCATGCAGAAGCTGCAATCCGGCATTGCAGGCGAACTGGAGCCACTGCGAAGATTGGGCTATGACCTGTCTGTTGCGCGATTGCAGCAGGAAGCGCTGAATCTTGGTATTACCAAGAGCGTTTCCGCCATGAATCAGGCGGAAAAAGCAGAACTGCGGTACTACGCTATTATGACACAGGTAACGACCGCACAGGGCGACATGGCCCGAACCCTGGAAGCTCCTGCGAACCAGCTGCGTGTGCTTAGAGCAGAAATCACTCAGGTGTCCCGTGCAATCGGCAATCTGTTTATCCCGATTCTGACCAAAGCTCTGCCTTATGTCATTGCGTTTCTGCAAATTGTCCGCGAGTTAGCGAACGCGCTGGCTAAACTGTTCGGGTTTGAGCTTACGGACGTTGACTGGGATGGCGTGAATCGTGGGGCTGTTGCCGCCGGGGAGCTTTCGGACAACATGGATGCAGCGGTAGATGCTGCCAAGGAGTTCAAGCGCTACACCATGGGCTTTGACGAATTGAACATCCTTCCGTCCAACACGGGTTCTTCCGGCAAAACGGATGCTGGCGTTACCGGTTCTGGTGGACTTGGGAATAATTTGCCCGAGTACTATTTCCTGGCCGGGGCTGTTCAAAGCAAGGTTTCTGAGATCAAACAGACAATCGAAGACAACATTGCAGAAATCAAAGCCACATTAGGCGCGGCTGATTTCGTTATTGGTGCGATTCTCGCTTTTACCGGGATTAACGTGCCCGCCGGAATCGCCATGATGGCAAGTGGCCTTGCGCTGATGATTTCCGGCAACGAAGATAACCCGGACGCCGTAAAGAATGTTTTGGAAAATGCCATCGCAAACATTGACCTTGTAAGCGGAGCTGCGGCGCTGGTCATCGGCGCAATCCTTGCATTTTCCGGGGCAAATATTCCCATCGGCATCGGCTTTATGGCATTTGGTGCAACGGAACTGATTGCGTCTCAAACCCTGACGTGGGATAAACTGTCGGAAGATGTCCGACAAATCATCGGCGGGCTGGTCACATTCGTTGCATTGGGCGCACTGGCGGTAGGCGCTATTTTGGCCTTCTCCGGGGCGAATATCCCGCTGGGCATTGCCTTGATGGTGGCTGGTGCGTTCGTGCTGGCCACAGCAATTGTTCCAAAGTGGAACGAAATGCCTGATTCCGTGAAAAAAACAATCACCACCGTTATGGTAATACTTGGTGCCGCGCAGTTGGTACTCGGTGCGTTGCTTACGTTTACTGGAGTAAACATCCCTCTGGGCATTGCTCTGATGGTAATCGGAGCGGCAAGCCTCGCGACAGCTGCGGCGCTGAACTGGGACGCCGTTTCGAAGTTCCTGAAAAAGTCGATTTCTTATATTGCGGGTATTGTTGGCGGTGCGCTTATGGTTCTCGGCGTCTTGCTGCTCCTGTCTGGCGCGGGAATTGGACTCGGCCTTGCCGTGCTTGCCGCCGGGCTTGCATCATCTCACGCCGCATGGAAACTGGACGACAACCCTATTACCCGATTTGTAAAGAAGATGGCTAACGGGATTATCTCCATCGTCAATGTCGTGATTGATGCGGTAAATGAGATGTTCCACCTGGACTTCAAAGGTCTAAAAATCGGCGGCGTTCAGATTATACCGGCTTTTAATAAGCGATTGGTAAACATCCCGAAGATCAAACAGTTCGCCGAGGGCGGTTTTCCCAACGAGGGACAGTTGTTTGTCGCCCGTGAAGCTGGCGCGGAAATGGTGGGCAACATAGGCAGACGCACTGCCGTTGCAAACAATGACCAAATCGTCTCCGCCGTGTCCGATGGCGTGTACCGCGCTGTAATGTCGGCTATGTCCAATAAGGATGGAGTGTCCGGGGATATTAACATTACTATCAATATGGACGGCGACGTGGTGTATCGCAACGTCGTAAAGAAGAACAAAGAGGTGGTCCGGGCAACCGGCAAATCTCCTCTGTTCGCGTAAGGAGGGCACATGGCAATCATCACGGTAAAAAAGAAAGACGAGACCACTGTGCCGCTCCCTGACCCCAAATCTTTTTACTGGGGCTTGCAGGACGTAGATGCAGACGGTTCCGGAAGAAACCAGAATGGTGATGCGTTCCGCGACAGGGTAGCCAGGAAACGGAAGTGGACCATGGAATGGCCCCCTTTGACTGCTGAACAATGCTCCACAATCCTGAAAGCCGTCACGGACGTATTTTTCCAGGCGACAGGGCCAGACGCGGAGGACGGCATGAACCGCACCATGACGTGTTATGTGGGGGACCGCACTACCCCCATGTACTCTTGCATCGATGGGGAATGGAGATGGGAAAGTCTGTCCATGAACTTCGTGGAGAGGTGAGTTTATGTACAATGTCTCCACCGCGTTCCACACCGCATTTGCGGATTATGGCCGCGAGATCAAAGCCAAGGTGATTTTCAACGGGCAGACGGAGCTTGACGGGAATTACGTTCAGGAGATCACCGCCACACCGGCGTTTGATTCTTCAGACGGCATTTCCGTTGGCTCCGCCTGTTCCGGGCGGTGCAAAATCCGTATTTTTAAGCCGGATGAGCCTTTGCAATTGTCTGGCGGGTACTTTGTACCGTATATCGGCATCTACGTTCCTGGCGGCGATACAGGCACGACAGCCATCGCCGGTCAGGCTGTGGCCGGTAAGGCAATCGCCGGTGTAAGCACCGCAGCGTCTGGGGTGGAATATGTACCTCTGGGCCGATACTACATCCCCGCAGACGGCGTAGAAAATTTGGTGTATGGCTGGGAAATCACCGGCTATGACCAGATGGCATCCTTGACGGAGCAATACACCCCGCAAATTGAGTTCCCCGCCACACCAGACACTATGCTGACGGACTTGTGTGCGCAAAGCGGCATGACTCCCCCAACGGTGATTTTCCCGGATATGACAATCGAGTCTGTGTTTGAGGGGGCCATCCGACAGCAACTGGGGTGGCTGGCTGGACTGTGCGGACAGTCCGCGCACTTCGACCGGGACGGAAATCTGGTGTTCAAGTGGTACGCAAAAACCGCCTTCCGGGTCAGCCGGGAGCAGCAGTACATGTCCGGCCTGACTCGCACGGCAGACGGTCCGTACACGGTATCCAGCCTCACCACAGGCACGGAAGATGAACCCATTACATCCGGCACCGGATTGGGCATTACATCAACAAACCCATACATGAACCAGGCCGTTGCAGACCTGATTCAGCCGGAGGTAGAGATATCTTTCCAGCCCTGCGGCGTAAAATGGCGCTGCGACCCGTCTGTTGAGGTGGGCGACGTTATCCAGGTGGAGGGTGATACCGGCGAATGGCTGGATGTGTGCGTTATGGAGCAGGAAATTCACCTGTACGGTGGCCTGTCCTCTACGATGCACAGTTACGCCCCAAAGGACGCGGATTACGCCATGGAAAGCCCTACAGAGCAGCGCATTAAGCGGGCTTATGAGGGCCTTACCAAGGCCATGCAGAACGCCACGCAGAAGATTATCGGGGCAAAGGGCGGGTATTATGAACTGACACTGGACGAGCAGGGTTTTCCCATCGGCTGGACCCTGCGAGATACGCCCACCATTACGCCCAATACACGGATGTGGATTATGTCCACCGGCGGGCTGGGATTTTCCAAGGACGGTGGAAATACAATTTCCGGTGTTGCCTTGACCATGGACGGCGAGATTAACGCAAATGTCATCACCGCAGGACAAATGTCCGCAGAAAGAGTCACCGTCAACGGCCAGACGCTTTCGGACTTTATCGACGCCAGTATCGACGATGACGGCCATCCGGTGCTGCGTATCGGGTCCTCTGCGTCGGAGATCGTCCTGAAGGAATACAACGACAAAATCGGATTCTACGACACTTCCGGGACCCTTCTGGCATACTGGAACAACAACAGCTTTGAGCTGGTGGAACTGAGCAAGTTCCGCCTGGGACCTATGGGCATTGTCGTACAGCCCAACGGTTCCGTGTCCTTCGTGGGGGTGAGTTAATGGCAAGTATTTACGGCGCAAAATCTTCCACCGGCTGGCAATTACGGCTGGATTATAGCGTATCCCAGAGCATTGCGGACAACAAGTCCACACTAGCCCTGACGCTGTACATCTATGACGGCACCGGCGAGAGCTACAACCTGGACGCCAATAGTTGCTATTACACTCTGCAAGGCACCAAGGTTTATAACCCGTACCGGTACAATTCCAGGGGCTGGTATAAGCTGGGCAGCAAGTCTATCACCGTGGCTCATAACAATATGGGCAAGGGGTCTGTGGTGCTTTCTGCGGACTGGCACAGCGGGTTTACGTCATCCTACACACCGTCCAGCCTGACGGTCTCCGGCACAGTCAATCTTCCTGACATCCCCCGGGCATCTTCCGTTTCAGCGACCGGGCTTGTGCTGGGTTCTGCCGGTACGCTTGCAGTGACCCGGGCCGTGAGCACTTTTACGCACACCATCAAGCTCAAATGTGGCTCTGCGGCACAGGTAACTGTGGCGACAAAATCCAGCGCCACATCCATATCGTATACGCCGCCATTGGATTGGGCCGCGCAGAATACGTCTGGAATCTCCGTAAACATCGCGGCGGAGATCACCACCTACAACGGGGACGCCGTGGTGGGTACCAATACAACCACACTGACGGCATCCATCCCTGCATCGGTAAAACCCACCCTGTCCGTGAGTCTGTCCGACACCTTTGGGTATCAGGGCACCTACGGCTGGGTGCAGGGCAAGAGCGTGTTAAAGGCCACCTACACGGCATCCGGTAGCTACGGCAGTAGCATCGTTTCTAAGTCGCTGACCATCGGCGGCAAGGCGGCAAGTGCTGACGGCGGAAACACTCTGCAAAATTCCGGCACAACAGCCGTTGTGGCCACCGTGACGGACAGCAGAGGGCGCACGGCATCCGTTACTCGGAACATCACCGTAAACGCCTACAGCGGCCCGGGAATCCAGGATTTGACCTTCCTGCGTGGCGACTACTCCGGCGGGACATGGACGGGCAACGCCATGGGCGACGATATCAAGCTGACGTTTACGCTATCTGTCCAACTGACCGGAAACAAGGCCACCGTGGAAATCACCGGAGCCAGCAATCTGACCGGCCAGACCTCCGGGGCGAAAACCGTGTATCTGGTGGACTATGGCACCGACTCCACCGGTGTTGTGCAGGTCAAGGCGACAGACGCACTGGGCGGCACCGTGACCCGGGAAATCACCATTCCCACCGTTGCTGTGCCGCTGAATATGAACTTTGATTTGCAGGCAATCTGTTTCGGCGGCATAGCGGAAAAGGAAAAGACGGTGGAATTTAAGTGGCCCATCCATTACATGGGCACCGCCCTCCTCGATTTCCTGCACCCCGTTGGCAGCATCTTTCAGTCCACAGATTCCACCTCCCCAGCGGAGCTGTTCGGCGGGACGTGGGAGCAGGTCAAGGATGTGTTCCTGCTGGCGGCGGGGGACTCCCACGCGGCTGGCTCTACAGGCGGCGAGGAGGAGCACATCCTGACAGCGGAGGAGATGGCAAACCACACTCACGGCTACGATTACACGGGCCAGAGCATTACGGAGGGCGTCAACGCCATCCGCCTGTATAAGGCTGCGAGTACCCAGTACAACGCTTACACGGGCAAGGCCACGTCCAACTGCGGCGGCCAGGCCCACAACAATATGCCGCCGTACCTGGCCGTGTACACATGGCGCAGGACGGCCTGAATACGGACGTGTAATGGCTGACGGCTTGTGCCCGACTCGGGCACCGAAAGGAGTGATCTAATGGCCTTTACCAAGACGACCTTCGTCAATAACCAGACCGTTATCGACGCTGATACCCTCAACGCCATCCAGGATGAGCTGATCCGGGTGGCCGGACTGCTGGGCAAGGACATCCAGTCCGTTGCCATTAACGACAGCGGCCATCTGATTTTGACGCTGACAGGCGGCACCACGCTGGATGCTGGCGTTGCCAAGGGCGCACAGGGAGAAAAAGGCGCGACCGGCCCGGCTGGCCCGCAAGGCCCGAAGGGAGCCCCTGGGACGGATGCAAGCGTGACGGCGGCCAACGTAGCTGCCGCCATGGGCCTGTCCGGTTTGGCGGCGGAT